AGCCTGGATGAGATAGGGGGAAGGGCGACATCAGTGTCCCTCAACCCAACAACACCCCTTTCATAGGGGCCGTACATTGGTTGAACTACATAATCGGGATTATGAAGATACCTGTGAATCTTGAGATCCTTCTCTTGAATGAGAGAGATCTTCCTAAAGTTCGCAGGGTCACGTCGGACCTGGTCATCGCAAAACTGTGCGTAACGTCTCTGAAAAGCAGTAGAGCTGATCTTAGACAGCTCCGGGAACTTGGTAAACCCTAAACCACCCTTCATGGGGTGAATAAAGAGGTTATACCTCCCATTTCCAGTGACCTGGAGAATCTCTTCCCTATGATAGTGAAGGAACCTCCTCTTCGCACGATCGCGGTTAACCGCTCCCTCAACGACTTCGTTGAAGTAATCCCAGATTGGCGCGAGTTTGGCATTAGAACGCCCGGTGACCTTAGACTGACCCGTAAGCAGACCTGCATTAAGCACGCCCATCTTACGGAAGACTCCCCCTTTGTAGATATACAATTGGGAGTTAATAGTTAAGTAGTCACGGTGGACATAGTTCTTGCCCAATGAAAGTTCGAATCCGACTTTCTTGATTTTCTCGAGCCAAATCTGATAGAGCCGATCATCACAGCGGAAGAGAATATCATCTCCGTTGATTAATACGGGAAGGTCCTTGACCTCAAGCTCACGGTCGAGATACTCTTCAAGAGCACTCCAGTAAGCCACGAGGTTAATCACACAGAGAATTGGAAAGCTGAGGGGAGAACCCATAAGCTGACCTGAAACCTGTCTGAATCCTTCCAGTCGAGGTTCTTTCTTAACAAGTCGCTCAGGATATTCAACATCCTGCTCATAGAGCACTTGTCGGAGGACATTCTGGTAATTCGGAGAATGAACGCCCCAGGCCTGACGCAAAGATGCCTCAAAAGCCTGCTTGGTCAGACGAATGTCAATTGTATCTGTAGCGGAGGAGTAATCCCCCGACAGCCAATTGGGAAAGTCTAGTCCAAGGTTCTTCTCCCTATCTAGGAGGGAATAAAGGTCACACTCCATGAGAGGGCGACCTGTTAAAGCAAACTGTGGGAAAGTCTGGAGATACCTCCAGAGGTCCTTTTGGTAATGCTTGGCCAACCAGTAACAAACTGTGTTGCCCTTTGTTATCAAACGGGCCTTCAAGGGCTCCTTGACTGCTGTGACCTTGACCTTCATAGGTTGATTCACAGCCACTGAGACGAGTTCCTCAAGGGTTGCGGTGAGATTAGGTCCTTGGACCTCTCGAACCACTCCCGGGGACTCCTCATACATCCTCACCAAACCTTCTTCTGTCAAACCGGGCTGATCTTGAATCCAGCCTCGGGCCCCCCCCATAGACCGAACAGACTCAAGCGAAGCAGATGTACTTGCTTCATGAATCTTTGGTACCGTGGGACGGAAGTCCTTGAAGAAGAAGGAGTAGAGATTCTCGAACTCGGGATTCTTTATTCCCCGAGGAATACTTCCGAGAATATCTTTGTGCTTTAACATATTTCCAACTACAAAGTCCTCTGAGATCTGCATGCAAGCTCTTTTAACCCCCTGGAGAATTCCGAAAAATAAACGTGAATTCTTCGGGGATCGAGCTACGATGCGGGTCTTCAGAAACCTCTTGATCGGTCCTGTCCAAAGAGGGTTATTCTCAAATCCCTCAGGACGCTCTGGTAGTTCATTTCGGAGAAACTTGGCGAACGGGTACACAGTCGTGTACTTAGCGAACTTAATAAATTTCTCCCGCGGCCATCGTGCCGCTGTACGGAAGATTGACAACTGATCCTCCACTCGGAAACTCAGAATTTTATCCGAGTAATCGAGAAGGACCTCAAGGTAGCCTCTTGTAAAGTAGGCTGCCTCGGGTCCAGACGGATACTCGGAACTGAATTTCCAGGTACCCTGAGTAGTTGATTCTACGCCAACCAAAGATCCAAACCTTTCTAACTGTTTAGTAAAGGTCGGATCCGGACGTAGAATCACCTCCTCACCCCGGGCTCCCCGGGACAGGGAACCAACCATCCCATCAAGAAAATTGAGAGCATTTATGTTTCTTAAT